GGGCCACCTCCACTTGGTAGATGAGCTAAGATATACCTACCCTGTTGAAATCTATTTCCATTAACTTGGAAAGTAAGGACGGTTGTAAATCTAGCTCCATAAACACCTTGAAGCTTGTTATTTTTCATTGTTGTAAAAGAACTAACAACATCATACACTGAGAAGGTTGTTGGACCATCAGTTGAGGCTAATGAACCACTCAAAACTACTTCAGGTTTTCGTAAAAAAGAAATAATAGATGGATTAGTAGAATCTCTTGCAGATGAGCCCACAACAGAGGAAATGGAGAGAGGACTAAGAATAGAACCAGTCACATGTTCAGCATCTGTAACATTTCTAGTAATCTCTCCATGTTCCAATGATGAGCCATCTTCACGAATAAGACTCTCACGTTCGTTTTGTTGAATATTATTATTAGACATTTTTAAATCGTTTAAAGTTTTAGTTGTAATTTTATTTTATTTTAAAAGTTCGTTTAACTCACGAATTGAGGGATTTGTTCTCAGTTACCTTCTATGCACAAAAATTTCGATTGTGATCTCTAGCTGGACTACAGCTTGGCAAAAGCCACCCCAGTTTAATGTCATGGAGGACAATGGTTTTAGAATATTACTTCCTTCTTCGCTATATTAGCCAAATTAGCTAAATAGCTACTAACTTTCACAGAAGTATTATACTGTGATTCAACAGCATTAATAATCTTATATGAATGAGCTTTGAAAACCAGCTTTCCGTGAAGAGACAGCTCAGCTATGCTTATATCAGCATTATCAAGAGCAATTTGATCCATATCCTTAGCTTTGGTCCACATGGGCATTTCCATAATTGTATCCAACTGTAAAGGAGCCACAGTCCTTTGAAGAACTTCATTGAACTTGAATGATCTTTTCAAGAAGTCAACTTCATGCAAATAACGCATTTCAGTCGCTGCAACTTCCTTACTCTCACTAGTGTAAGTTAGACCCAACAATTTCATATGCTTTGCAACCGTGACTTCATTAAATCTCATTCTGTACTGAGCAGAAACATTGAAGACATTATCATCTCCCATAGCACAAACATAAACATTCTCCTGAAATTCACTCAAAGAACTAAGATCAAAGTCAAATTCAGCTAACCAACAATATCTAAATGCAATGTTATTATACATTGTATTAACTATAGAAGTCATTGGATGACCACTAGGAAGACTTGAATCCCATGCATATACCTTTCCGTCATAAATATGCCTAGAATTAACTAATTCTAACCATAAAACACCACGAACAATTTCATCTGTGCGAGGACCATTGTACCATCTATTTATGATCTTTAAAATACGCCAATGAACTTCTGGCTTTTCAGAT